CAAAATCATTACCCACCTCATCTTATTATATACCCAAAGCATTATAAAATAATCCGAAAAAAAATAATTAAAAAAAGACTAGACATCACATATGTTTTTATAGTACAATCGAATTATTGAGTATGAATGCAAGTAAAATTAACATGAAAGAAAGAATTCCAACAAATTATGCTAAGATAGAGAATCTGCAGACAATAACAGCGGAAGATCTATTTAGCATTGAGCTTATGGCGAAAACACTTTCTATGTCCGATTGCCTTGATGCTCTTTTTCTCACAGAAGATGATCTAACTCCACGAGAAATAAACATTGTCACCAGGGTTCATGCCCGTGGCCGTCAGTTAGGTGTACAAAAGGCTGGTGACAATCTTTTTATGCTAATGAAACAAAGAAATGGTACACTTGCTGCATTAGAGTACCTAAAGCAAATGAGCTCTACATTTACACTTGAAATTGCCCCAGAAGCTAAATCTGGTGGTTTTTCTTTTAATGTATTTCCGGCAGAAAGTGCTCCAAAGGCACCTGCGCAGAAAGTAACACCAATTAAGGAAATGAACTAACTTGTCTGGAATAGACTACATAATGTCTCCAACAACTCAAAAGTTTCATGCTGATGATCACTTTGTGCGCGCTCTTATGGGCCCTATTGGCAGTGGTAAGTCTGTTGCTTGTATTATTGATATGTGGATGCGTTGCATGCAGCAAGCTCCGAATAAAGATGGTATTAGAAAAACACGATGGCTTGTAGCTAGAAATACATATAGAGAGTTAATTGATACAACTATTCAAACATTTTTTGACTGGATACCTCAATCTATAGGTATTTTTTGGAAAATGGATATGAAGTTTATTGCAGATATCCCAATGCCTGATGGAACTACTGCTCATGTTGAGTTTTTCTTTCGTGCTATGGATAAGCCTGATGATGTTAAAAAATTATTGTCTTTAGAGCTGACAGGCGGATTCCTTAATGAAGCAAGAGAAATACCTAAACAAATCGTCGATATGCTTGTTGGCCGTTTGGGCCGTTATCCTAATATACGGGATGGTGGTCCAACATGGTATGGGCTAATAATGGATACAAACCCGCCTGATTCTGATCACTGGTGGTATAAGCTATTTGAAGTAGATCAGCCTAAAACATATAAACTATTCCGTCAGCCTTCTGGATTAGCACACAATGCAGAAAACATTAATAATTTGCCTAAAGGCTATTATACAAATATGCAAGATGGAAAAGATAAAGAATGGATTAATGTTTATGTAAATGGCAATTATGGATTTGTTATGGATGGTAAACCAGTATTTGGTGAATATAAAGATGATGTTCATTCAACTAATGAAAGCATAGTTATTGCTGATAGTCTTCCTATTTTTGTGGGTATAGATTTTGGCTTAACTCCTGCGGCTGTATTTGGGCAAAAGACTGCTGCTGGACGTTGGATGATATTTGATGAATTAGTTACAGAAGATATGGGTGCTAAAAACTTTGCCAAGCTTCTTAATCAAAAAATTAATCATGAATATCCTCACTGTAAATTTGAAATATATGGTGACCCTGCTGGAGACCAAAGAGCTCAGACAGATGAGATTACTCCATTTCAAATTCTAAATTCTGAAGGAATTAATGCTTATCCTACATATACTAATGATTTTATAATTAGACGAGAAGCAGTTGCAGCAACTCTTACTAGAATGGATTTTGCAGGCAACACAGGATTCTGCATTGGCCCTAAGGCAACAATGATAAGAAAAGCACTTGCAGGCGGATATAAATATAAGCGCATGGCTGTATCAGGGCAGGAGCGATACCAAGATAAACCAGATAAAGGCAGGTATTCTCACGTTGCAGATGCTCTTCAGTATCTTATGGTTGGAGCTGGAGAAGGCAGTAATATTATAGAAGGAAAAGGTTGGTCTAAAGAAATTGATTATTCACTAAATGATAGGATGATAGTATGAGCTATAAAAATGAAGAAATTCAAGCTGCTTGGTTAAAACTTGTTCAACGAGTTGATCTAAAATTTTATATAGGTAAAGGTCAAGCAAATATGCTTAATGATTTTATTAAGGATTCTGCACCTAAGCCTGCTGCTCCTAAAAGATCTGCTTCTAAATAATGCGTAAACTTACCTTACCAGCAATTGCAGCAGCAGGGTCGGCTTTAGCTGCACCTGATGCAGAAGCAATGTTTTTAGGTCCAGGTGTAAAAGGAAATCCATTAAGAGCACCACATAAAAAAATGGTTAAGGCTGCAGAAGAGTTAATTATTCCAGGAGATATGATGTATGAGACTGGAAATGCTAAAGACTTGTTTATTAACAATGCAGCCGACTTAGGCGGAGAAGTGGCTCGTCCAATACAATTAAATCCACGTAAAAAAGAAATGGCTCTTTGGCAAAACGATAATAGTATTCAACTTAATCAATCTTTGTTAGATAATTTGTTAGACTACAATTGGCCCCAGCCAGGCATTAAATTATCTGATATAATGACTGGACCTGGTGTTAATCCTATTTTTACAAGATACCCTGAATTAAAAGAGTTTGCGCTTGAGGGCATAGATGATCCAGACTTAGTTAGATTAGGCGAATTTGACCTTGAGAAAGGAACAATTAAAGTCAATAATTATGATAGTCCTGAAGGCCAAAGAGATTCATTATTTCATGAAATTCAGCATTATATTCAAGAATTTGAAGGCTGGCCAAAAGGTGGCAATCCAGAAATGTTTTCTAACCAGGAATGGGAAAGAAAAGAAGTAGAATGGTATAATCTTCCTGAAAATATAGAGATTAGAGCTTTAGAAAACCGTCGCGATGTTTTAAGAAATAGAGGATTGCGGATGACTGATGAAGAAAGAGAAGAATTTAACGGTCTCAAAGATAAAATAACATTAGCTAAAACAAACTTATATCGTAGTGACAATTCTTATGCTAAATTAGAAAATGAATATGAACCACAGAGACTATATAAAAGATTAACTGGTGAGCAACAAGCAAGTATAACTGGTGCCATGTCTAGAGACCGATATAATTCAGATACATACCCATATGATATAAATCAGTCACTTCAAAATCTACCAGAAAATTGGATTGACTCTCCTTTTGATTCTGAAAATTTTGATTTTGATAGATTTCCAACAGACTATACCAAAGAAGATATGCTTAAACCAAGAACTTGGGCTAGTGCGGCAGCAGATGCAATGAATAGTTTACGTGCTCCTAATGGCCCTTTAATGAGTGTAGCTAGTTCAATAGATGATTTAGCATCTCAAAATCATAAAACATATATAAACCCTATTATGGCTGCAACTCTATCAAATATTGCAGAAAGAGGCTTTGAAGCAACTTCTGCACTAAGAAATTTTAATCAGAAAACAGGAATAGATCAAGCTATTTTAGATAACTATCGTGATGAAGATTATATTAGGGCAAACCCTGAGCTTGATACTCAACCAGTTAATATTCCAGACTTTCTTGATATGCTAGCGCCAGTTAATACAATTGATGCACTTAATAAAACTGCAGCAACTGGTGAATTAAATACTTACGATTTAGCTAAAGTTGCTCTTGACTGGATTAAATAAGGAATTATCTAAATGCTTGACGATGAACAAATTGCATCTATTGTAGGATTTGAATTAAGTAATTCTCAATATCAAGATCAAGATTTAAACATATCTTTATCTGCATATCTTGGCGATAGCATTCCGCCAACTGAAGGTAGATCATCTGTTGTGTCTACTGATATTGCAGATGCTATTGAATGGATTATGCCTGAGGTTATAAAATCATTTACTCAAAATAATGAAATAGTTGTATTTGATCCAGTAGGCCCAAATGATGATCTTCAAGCTGAACTAGAGTCAAAGCTTGTATATGATGTATTCATGAAACAAAATAATGGCTTTTTAAGTCTTTATGAATTTGTTAAAGATGCGCTAATCCAGCGGAATGGATATTTTAAAGTTTTTTATAGTGATGATTTAAAAACTACTACAGAAAAATATACAAATTTAACAGAAATTGAATATGCTATGTTAATTTCTGAAGATAGCATAGAAGTTTTAGAAGAAAGTAGTGAGCTTGATGAATCAGGCACTATAGAATTATATAGTGTAAAAATAAGCAAAACTCTTCCTGATAAAAAACTTAATGTTATTTGTGTACCACCTGAAGAATTTCGTGTTAATAATATGCACAATTCTGTTGATCTATCTACTGCTAGATTTACAGCTCACCTTACTTTAAAAACTCGTAGCAGTTTAGTTGCTTCTGGATATAATAAAGATGATATATGGGATTTACCTTCACAAAGTGGTATAGATACTGAAACAGGTGGTCAGTACAGATTTACAGATCAAGGAGAACAAACTTGGGATGATAGTTATGATTCTTCTCAAGATCTAATTGAGATAGCTGAATGCTATATGCAGCTTGATATAAATGAAGATGGAATAGCAGAACTTGTTAAAGT